TAAGTGACCGCACTGCCGCCCAAGGACACTGTGGCAATCGTGTGGATGCCGTTGGTGATGCCTGTGCCAGACGAGCCGAATGCGCTTGCCGCGCCGGATGCGTAACTGTCCAGACCGCGCAGGCCATCAGTGCCACCGGTGGAGGTGGTTGTGGTTCCGCTTTGGTCGTTGTTTTGTACCATTGACGTTGCTTCGAGTTGTGAAAACTCCAAAGCCAAGTCCTCAGCGAGGGTTGCCTCAAGGCCATTCACGTCCGACAACACTGCGGAACGAACGGGCAACTGGGCTGTTAACACGCGCACGGGCAACTGCCAAATGCTTGTGTTGATGTTTGGTGAACCAGAGTTGGGGGTGAAGGTATAGCCCCAAGGGTTGCTTGAATTTGCGGCGTTACCGGTCTTTGCGACAAACTGTGCATCAGAGCCTGCAACGGGGATTTCGCGTGCGCCTTGACGCAAAGGATTGGCATAGCGCAGGGCCGCGAATGCGTCATCAAACACGACACGACCACCGACACCCGAGCCTGAGCCGGTGATTGCACTGGCCTCTTTCAAGTCGATTGTGACAGGGCGATTTTCTGTGATTTCCTGCTTGATAGCGTTCAGGATTAGTTCGGTTTTTGTCATGGTCATTCCCGTGAAGATGAGGCAAAAAAGGTGGGGACCGAAGCCCCCACCAATGGCTACTGCAATTAGGTTGCAGTACCGGTTGAGCGATAACGCACACCGGCATTAGGATCACGCACGCTCGTTGCCAAACGCTTCTCACCGAAGAATGTGATATATCCGGGGAGTGTTTGGTCGTAGCGACGCATAACCATGTTCAAGCGGTCAATGATTGTGTGGAAACGTGACCAGTCAGCGAAGTACATTGGGTACAAGCTGTTTGTACCGGCAGAACCTGTAGTGGTTTGTGAAGGTGTGTCCAAATACTTGTTCACAACAACGTCAAAGCCCAACAAGTTGCCAACGATACCGTCAACAGACAAACCTTCATTACGATTGAAGATAGGTGCGCCGTTGTCATCACGCAATGCACGGATAGCATTCAACAGGATTGGGCTGATAACAAACTTCGCGCTATCGGTCCAATATTGTTGCGGGAGAGCATAGATGAAGTTGATTACGTCAGCGTATGTGATGTTGTTTGCGCCAACAGTGTTGCCGTTGGTTGTCAACTGGTCGTAAGTGGCAAGGCTGTGCAAGCCGCTTGTAGAGCCAGTACCGGACGAACCGAAGGCCGCTGTTGAAGTTGTACCACCGGCGTATGAACTGTTTGCACCGGGATATTGATCAAGGCCGCGCAAACCGTCCGCGCCACCATAGGCAGAAGTAGAACCAGTACCTGTCTGGTCGTTATTCTGAATCATGGAGAGGGCTTCTTGCTGTGCGAATTCAGCCAACATGTCATCAACAACGTTGGCTTCCAAGCCATCGATGTCGTCCAAAGCCGCTGTACGGATTGGGAATTGAACGTTGATATCCTTCAACACGATTTGCCAAATACTGGTGTTCTCAGTAGTGGGCGTACCGTTGTTTTGGATGTCATAACCCCACTGGGCACCAGCGTTGCCGGTCTTAACACGGAACTGGTAGCTTGAGCCATCAGTTGCAACAGTGCGTGACACGCCGCGCAATGGGTTGTTCAAACGCAATGCGACGAACACGGGGTCATAAGCTGTACGACCACCTTTGCCATCACCACCGCCTGTCAGGGCAGAGGCTTCGTTGATGTAGGCTTGCATCTGAGATTCGTCAGCAAAAATTTGCAGTTGTTTCTCGAATGAAGACTTGCCGTCAACCATTTGCTTCAATTGCTCACGCACGTGACGGTTTACGTCAGCGCGAACAGTCTTGGCTTTTTCCTTGTGGATAGCGGGCACTTGAACAGCGGCAACTTTGGCTTCCAAGTTGGCGACCAACTCAGAAAACTCAGCCTTGACAGCTTCAACAGCCGCAGGGATTTTTGCCTCAACAGCGGCAATGCTTTCCGCTTGTTTGACGTCCATAGCGTCCAATTTTTCGATGACTTCTTTCATGATTAACCTTTCAATCGGGTTTCTAGGGTTTTGAGCAGTTCGCGCTTTTCAAGGGCTTCGAGCAACTCATCAGGGGTCACTTCCACAGCAGAATCACTCCGTGTGTCCGTATTTTCAATTGGCTCAACAACAGCATCCCGCTGTTCAAGGGCCTTCTTGAGAATGGACACGGACGTGACCGCATCCCTTTTGGTCAGACCTACATCCCGCAGGGCTTTTTCCAAAACGCTCAAGTCAACGGAACCATCAGCCCGGAAACATTCCAGTTTGCTGATTTCCGCTTCCTTGTTGTTGGGGTACATCACCACGGACACTTCACTGAGGCCGCCTTTGGTGATTTGAAAATATCCGTTTTCCCAATAGTCGTAATCACCTGAACCGGCGGGATAGACTGTGCCATCCTCTTTGAGCCACTGGTACTCGTTTGCGTATGCGCCAACAGAGACACCGCCAAACATATTGGGAGACTCGCTCATGACGCGATACAGGTCTTGACCTTTGGTTGTGTTCATGTACAAGCGGCCTGATGCGGTCATACCTTCATCATCAAACTCGAAACTTGTCCATTCGCCAACAGGAATCTCATCCGCTGAGTGATTTACAAACATTGGCAGGGGTCTACCACCGGCTTGGAATTCTTTGGCCCAGTCCATGAATCCTTCGGGCTGATACCAAAAACGGCGGCCATCGGCCCCCTCACGTTTACCCCAAGTGGTGACTCGGGCTTCGATTTTCCCTGTCGGTGTGTCGTTTCCGTTTTGAGCCTCGACTGCTAGACGGGCCTCGCATACCATTAGGTGTTTCTTTGTCATTGATTACCTCATCGACTGGTGTTCGGTCAATGTCATGTATTTTCTTTGGAGGCCGCCCACGTTTTACGGGCGGGACCTCATGTGGCGTGTACGTTGCCAAATATGCTACCACCGATTTGAAAATCAGTGACATTATTTTCCAATGTTTGCTTTTCGGGTCTGGTTGCCACCGCCGCCACCAGTGTCCTGTGGGGATGAGCCGGGCAGAGGCTTGTCAGCCGTGAACTTGGTCACCAACTCGTCAGCACCTTCCATACGGGCCTTGCCCAAATACTCGCGGGCTTCATTGGGTGTCAGGATGCCCGAGTCAACACCGGCCTTCACGAAGTTCATCTGGTCAAGGGGTGCGCCCTTCAAATAATCGTTCGTGTCAAACTGGACGTACAGGTTGGGATAGCCGTTGAACAACTGTTGCTTCAACTTCTGTTGGACGTTCACCAAAATCGGGAACATGGTGTTTTTGTAAAACTCGTCCAACATCGTTTGTGTGTTGTTGTACTTGGCCTCGCCGATGTTCAGCATAGCGTGTGGCACACCGTACAGGCCGCAAATTCGCTTCATGGTCTGCATTTTGAGGTTGGCAAGGTCGGTGTCTTGCAATGACAGGGGCTTGACCGTCTCATACTTCATGCCTTGGTCCAACAGCATGGATTGACCGGGCTTGGACTTGTCGGTTTTCTGGCTTCCAATCAGGCTTGACCACGCAGTCTTCAGGCGGGCCGCAATTTCCTCAAATTTCGCATTGGGGATGACTTGCTCGGTCACGAAAATGCCAGAGGGCTTCGCGCCGTTCAGCATCACATAGTTGGCATAGACATCGATGTCCTGATCGAGGCCGACCAACTCAGCCGCCAAAATGCCTTTGTTAAAACCGGCAGAACCTTGCCACGCTTCGTCTTTGCAGTGCATGACTTGGTAGTAATCCAGTGGCTTGTCTTTGCTGAAACCGTATGAAGGCGTGCTCAGTCGGTAGGACGGGTAGCGCGTCTCGGTGATGGTGACGGCGATCAACGTGCTGTCCAAAATGAACATCTCAAGGGGCGTCTGTGTCGGGCTTTTCTGGTCTTTTCTCCACCAGAGGGTGAAAGCCTCACCCAACATCTCGTGCCACATCATCCACTGATACCAAAACTCATATTGGCTTTGGAAATTATTGGGATTCTCCAACAGGGCCAACACGGACTTTGCCTTGGCCTTGTCACGCGGGCCAACGTCTTCACTGGTAATCGCGTCAACCAACTCGCCTTTTTCGTTGCGAGACATGATGCGGATGGGCAGTTGTGAGATTGCTCGGGCTTTCACGGCAACACAGGACATCACTGTGCTGTTCCGGGACAAAAGCGAGGTGTCTACGGCGCGTCCGGCATCCGTTGTGGCAGACGTTGTGACGTAGAGAATCTGCGTGTTGACGGTCGGGCGTTTATCGTTGCCCTGATACACAACGTTGTTGCCAAGGGCCGTTTGCCCATACAAAGTGTTGGATTCGTCTTGTTTCGCGGGTTTCCGTTTGAAAATATCGGGAATGCCTCTGAGTTCCATAGTTTTTCCTTAAAAAGCCCTGAATCCGTAGCCACTTAGTGTGGGGTTATCAAGCGAACAGTGCATCGCAATGATGAGGGCGATTATGCCATCGACCTTAGCCGCCTTGTCAGCCTCATTCTTACGAATTTTGATGTTTCCATTCACATCCTCGTACAGTTCGCAGTTCCCCAGTTGCCACCCAACGAACGGGTTGCCGTTGTGTTTGATCTGATGTTGCATGATGAGTTTCTCCACGTGCTTGGAGGGATTGCTCAACACGGACATACCTTGACCGACACGCTTCACCGGCATCCCGGACTCGCTCAAGCGGGCCACTAGGCTTGATGCGTTGTAGGCATCGTACCCGACCTCTTTAATGTCGTAAATGCCCGCCTGTTGCAAAATGTAGTCGCTGATTTCGCGGTCATCCATCACGTTGCCGGGGGTGATGTGCAGAATCCCGGACTGGCGGGCAACTCGGAACACGTCTGAGTAGTGCTTGGGGATGAGGTTGTAGCCATCCTCAGGCAGAAAAAACTTGAACTCAGCCTCATAGTCGTCCTCACTGTACCGCTTCAAGGTGCAGACGGCATTCAAGTCGCGGGTTGCCGCCAAGTCGAAGCCGATGAACACCGCTTCCGGTTCCCGCTTCTCATAGACCATGAGGGCCTTTTTGTCGTCCCAGTAGGACCGGTCAACCCATGCCGAATTCGCGCTCACATAGATGTTTAGCGTCTTACACAGGAATTCGTTGAGGGCCGCCGGTTTGTGCTTTGCTTCCTCGGCACGGCCCGCGATGGCTTCCTCGAACACGCTGATGCCGTGCATCGGGTTGGCCTTGGCCCAAGTGGACGGGTCACGCCAATCGTCTTGCGGGTCGAGGCTGTACAACAAGCCAAACCAACGAGGGTTGTCGTTTGCCTCGCCCTTGAGCATCGCTTCCAACAGGGCCATATCTTCGTAAAACTTTGTGTCCTTCGTAAAACTGGCTGTGGTGATGTAAATCCTCAAAGGATTCATACGGGCCACCATACCTGAGTGAAGCACCTCGATGGCGTTGCGATCGACAATCTGCGCCGCCTCGTCCACGATGACGCAACCGGGATTCATACCGTCACCGCTTTTCTTGGTGTCCCGGCTCAGGGCCTTGAAGACGGTCTGGCTGTCGCCGGTCTTGGTTATCTGGTATCGGCTTGGGTTGTAGAGTTTTGCCACGTCACCGGGCATATTCTCCACAAAACCTTGGGCGGCATTGAAAACCAAACTGGCCTGATCTCGGTTGGTCGCCAACGTGTAGACCTCCGCACCGGCCTCGCCCCATTGGAGTTCGTACAAGGCGATTGCCGCTGTCAGGGTCGACTTTCCGGCCTTGCGTGGAATGAACACGATCACGTCCGTGACCATTCGCCGCACAGGGTTCTTTTTGCTCCTGAACCCGTAGACGGCGCAGATGATCATGACTTGGAATGGCTCAAGCACCAGTGGCTTGCCCGCGTCCGGACCTTTTGTGTGAATTAGTGTCGAGGCAAACTCAAGGAAGTGCTCCACATACTTGACGTGAAACTCATATTCCCATTGCTTGTCCTCAAGTTGGTTCAGAAACCTCTGACAGGCCAACTTGATGTTCCGACATACCGCGATCTCACCCTTGACTACAGAAACCGCGTACAGAATCCCGTCTTCAAAGTTCATGGCCCGTTCAACAGGCGGGAATACTTGCCGCCCTCTTGTTTGTTGGTCGCCAAGCGGCCTCTAGGGGTCAACCCTAATTCGTTCATCAGCACGATCGCACGTGACAGTGCTTTGTCACCGGCGGTCAGAAAAGGGTTCGGGCCTACCGTCTGCCCGTTGTTGAACTGGGTAATCACGCCGCCCTTTTGAACACCCTTCCAGCACTTCACATAAATGTCGATCTGCGTGGCAAGGGCCGCAAGGATGTGTTTGTCTTGATCTGACCCGATGCCGTAGGTATCCCACAGAAAGTCCGCTGTCTCAGCGATGAACTTGCTCCGGTCCCAACTGTCCGGGTCATCGAGCCAAGTCGCCTTTGGAATGCGTTGCCGCACCTTCTCGGGCAGTGGTGTTGCGTTGTGAGCCGCCTTTGTACCGTGTACAAGGTGCAACTCGGGTGGTAGCCGGTTTGTCATTTTTTTACCTTCCAAGGGGACCTTCCCCTTTTTTCGGGGGAATTCCC